CGCTGGGGGAGGCCTTGACGACTACGTCATCTCCTTAGAGAGGAAGATGGGTATATCGTTTCTGTTTAGCATCCTACGGCGCCGGACTCGCATAAAAGCAAGTTCACGGGAGCCGTCTGATCCAACAGGATCTCTTTCCTCGCCGAAGGCATTTCTGCCCAAGGCTAGGAACATCCAAAAGAGGAGACCACCAGTATGGTTATGCTGAATGGTTTCCTTAACGGGAACGAGCTCAGATCGAGCGTCATGTCCTGTTACCAGGGAGTAGCGAGACGTCAAGTCATCACCACCCCATAGGAACTCTGGAACATACTCGCGATACTTAACGACGATCGCCTCATAACGAGGATCAACGACGTTTATGCATCTGCTGGCCCAGCTCGAAAGCTGGTTAAGCGTGAGTATGAGATCGCTGATCGACTTGAACGGACCCTTCAGGTAGAAGGGCGTTACGTTCACGTCGCCGTGCCAATGAGCACCACAGGATTCACGGAAGGGGCCGTCCATAAAGGACTTCCCCTCATTTGTCGTGAATCCGCAGAAGCTCAATGCCGAGATGAGGTCAAGCCCCATCTCAGTAGGGACGATAATTTCGTCACCGTACACGGAAATCGAACCAGGAACACCAGTGAGATAAGCGACGGCACGTGCAATCGAATAGAAGAGCAAGCTCTCCAACTCGAAAGTAAAGCCGTTGCCCATCGAACTGAACATTTCGTTGACATGCTCGACCCCATCGATCACCGTAACAGGTGACCGGTAAAGGTCAAGATAGTAGAACCAGTTTGCGGGCATAAGCTCGCGGACGAGTTCCACAGTCACCGAATCACTTGCAGAGGAAAGATCGAGAGTCGCAAGCGACCCTGTCACTGCTCCAATGCGAGCAAGCTCTTGATTGAGGGTTTGATCATTAAGATCAATCCCAACGCGGCGTAAGCAGCGTCGAATCTGGTTACCCAGACTCTTTTGCAAGAACATGTTAAGATCGGGTTCTTTACAAGCGACCCGATCTATTTGTGAGTTCTTGGGGACAGTAAACAGGACGTTACCGACGACGAATCGGGGTTCCAAACCCGACTCTTCAAAATGATCAGCCCAGCGGCTCCCGCGAATGATATCACGGAAGACTGGTAGTGCTGGTCGTGTAACGTCTGCTTTGTCAAGGAACTTCAGAGCTGGATGGCTCTGAGAGCGTTTAGCACTCGTAGAGGCACCCCCCGAAAAGCCGCCAGTGGCGACGTCTCGAGAGGGCTCGAAGGGCACTATTCGCTCAATCATACCTCGGACAACCTTCCGGAACTTCCCATAAGGGATGCCCGGTAGGATATCGACCTTCTCACGCATAGCGTGGGAAAGACGAGCGTTCGTGGTGAGATTGGTGGACTCGGTTGTTAACCATTTGTTAATGGCTCGAGCACGCCTGTCATCTGCGCTCTTTGCATCTGACTCAGTGAATTTCGTGAGAAACCCATTGAGCAGATACTCAGCTTCGACACTGTTATCCTGTCTAAGGACTTCAGTTAAGTCGCTGATAAACGCGTCAGTCAGACTCCTTGATAGAGGAAGGTTCGCCGTTTTCGGCAGGACTTTCTTCTTGGCCACGGGATGATTCTCCGTTGGTGTTGAAACTGCACTTCCATTCTGAGCATTCCCAGGCCCCTCGTGAGAGGGTGCAAGAGGTGATCAGGACGGCAGTCGCTGCGATCATAAAGAACTTCATAAGAAGTCCTCCAAAGTTAGAGGCGTGTTAAGCTCTTACGAGCCGTAAACGCCTTCCAGCTTCACGATCGCATCGTTGACAAGCTTACGATCGCTCTTAAGAGCGTATTCGAGCATGCCAACGAGGTCGTTGCGCTCGGCCTCCGAAGAGGTCGGGTCGAAGGTGAAGTCCACATTGGCATAAGCCGTGCGGACAACCTTCGGATTAGCAACGCCGTTGATGGTCTCAGTGACCACAACGGGAACCGCGAGTTTCAGCGTTGCCTTATACCGGCCATTAGGGCCGGCAGACTGGCGAGCTGAAACAGACAGTTTCGAGTTACCAATGGGAACTCCAGTGGACTCGATTACCGTGCCCACACCCTGGACCACGTCCTTAGGTGTGAAGGTATGGTCGACCGGAGTCGACTTGCGATCCTTGAGGACCACATTTTGTAGGGCTGGCATATTGCCTACCTTGCGAGTTGTCTAATCAGCGCAAGTGCACTGACTATGTGGGTTGATGAGAACGGATCCTTAAAGTATGGTCGAGGCTGGGGAAACCCCGTCATCTTCCATCGCTTATAGCCCGTAGCCTTGAGCTTTATCTCATGCGTAACGGTCGTGAGACCGCTAGCACCAGTATCGCCCATAGGGCCACGTTTTGAACGCCGATATTCGGCTTTCAGACCATGGTATCCGTCGACGAAGTCGACTCCATAAGAGGCAGTACATGCTTCCAGGACGTTGCCGATTGGTAAGAACCAATCGACGACAAACGAGTACGGAACAACCGCCCAAGCTACTTCGAGAGGGTTTATAAGCCCCATCTGGTGCAGGTTGGAAAGTTGCGACTCGTTTACCTTATAGAAGACTTTCCCGACGTATCGGGCCTTGTCTTCCCAGGAATCATAGTACAGATTGCTAGAGTCAATAACGTTCGAATCCGAACGTTCTTGGACCCGAGTAGAGTGCATAAGTTGGGCCTTCTTACGAAGACCTTCCTGAAACAACTTTATCGAGTCATGGACATCTGCCATAAGAGGCAGCCATCCATATTGGTACTCTAGCCAGCGCTCAGCTGCTGGGGATTTCCCGCC